CATTGCCTGTGGTGTCAGCATCTAAATCCAAAGAAACACCACTACCAGAAATTGAATAACTGTTTGCAGTTCTAGAGGTGATGGTTCTAGTCGGATCTACAGTGTGCTGAAGACTTGACTGGTGTCTAGTAACTAATCCGCCAGCATTTGCTGCGCCAGCGGTCAACAGAAGCATACTAAAAGCAACAAATGCTTTTCGCATAGGATTAATTCTTATACTCTGGCTTTATTTAGCTTGACGGTTTTTACACATTGTCCTATAATTTTGACTGTATATATACCTTGCGTTTAATTCCCACAATGAGCGAACAACAAACACATCTGAAGTCTGCCCTTGAGCAGCGTGAGACCATCCTCAAAGAAATTCAAGAACTTAATACCCAAATCACAAACAAGAGAGAGTTGGGTCTGAAGGTTCAAGGCATTATCGAATATCTGGAGCAAGTTGGTGTAACTCTTGAAGAAGAGACTGAAGAAGCACCTGCAGAAGCGGCTCCTACCGAAGTAGTAGAAGAAGGCGAAGGTTGACATAATACCTCCAACTGAGTATAATGAGTTCATGACTCAATAGCTCAGTTGGATAGAGCAACTGCCTTCTAAGCAGTCGGTCGTAGGTTCGAGTCCTACTTGAGTCGTTTATTCATATATCCAATGAAAATTTTTCTAGATACAGCGGATACCGATCTTATCCGTGAGTATTTTCAGACTGGACTGGTTGATGGGGTTACTACTAATCCCACTCTTATTATGAGGTCTGGTAGAAATCCTGAAGATGTCTATCAAGAAATTAAAGACATCGGAGTTCAGGATATCAGCATGGAAGTTGTTGGCAGTTATGCTGACATGCTTGATGAAGGTCTTCGTCTTTCACAAAAATTTGAAGACGTTTGTACTGTCAAGGTTCCATGCAGTCGTGAAGGTTTGCTTGCATGTAAAAAGTTGTCAGATTTGGGAGTCAAAGTTAATGTGACTTTGATCTTTTCTGCGGCACAAGCAGTCCTTGCTGCTAAGGCAGGCGCAACATATGTCTCACCTTTTGTGGGACGACTTGATGATCAATCTGTTGCTGGTTTGGAAGTAGTCAGATCTATTTCTGAACTGTATCGTATTCATGGTATGAGAACCCAAGTTCTCTCTGCATCTATTCGTAGTGTGCAAAGAGTTGTGAGATCTTATTATAATGGTGCAGAGGTGGTTACTATGCCACCCAAAATCTTTGATCAAATGTATGACCACATCCTTACAGATAAAGGTCTCGAAATCTTTGATAAAGATTGGGCAGCAGTAAAAGGTGATTAGTTCAGAGACACCATATAAAGTGGTGCAGATAATTCACGATACTTGGCCAAACATTTTTCGCCCTCCCGCAAAACGGGTGGGCATTTCTTCTTATGGATAACTTTGAAGGATACGGGTTTGGTGACAGACCCGTAACCGGTGTCAATCTTCTTCTACTCTTAGGTGAGATGGAAGGTGTTTATCAACATCTCAAATACATGGGATTTGAAGAAGATATGAACACTGTTGACAAAATGAAGAAAAGATATTATAGTCTTTACTTCAAGACCAAACGCAATCCTCTGTAGCTCAGCGGTAGAGCCGACGACTGTTAATCGTCTGGTCGCAGGTTCGAATCCTGCCGGGGGAGTTGCCCTTATAGCTCAGTGGTAGAGCAACGCTTTTGTAAAGCGTAGGTCGTTGGTTCAAATCCGACTGGGGGCTTGACCAGATAACATCTTTCCTTTATAATGACTCTTGTCCGTGTGAAGGATGTGTCGGGAGATACCTTCTCCCACCACTTGCGGAAGTAACTCAACGGTAGAGTCCCTGCCTTCCAAGCAGGTTGTTGCGAGTTCGAATCTCGTCTCCCGCTTTCGGATACCCGAATCATCCGAATTTATACTCAGTATAAATATTAGACCTTTTGCTTTTTTTCGGCAATAGGTATAATTACACAGAACCATGTCGAGGTTCTTTCATCTGTGGGTAACCATTCCACAAGTAAAAACAACGAGGTATTAAACCAATGATCAAATCCGCAATCGCACTTGCTGCCGCTGCTCCCCTGATGGCAGCACCTGCCCTTGCAGGTCCCTACGTCAACGTCGAAACCAACGCAGGTTGGGATGGCGATGACTACACCGGAGCAACTACAGACATCCATGTAGGTTATGAAGGTGAAGCTGGTGTTGCTTCCTACTACATCCAAGCAGGTCCAGCAATCGTCGCCAATGATGGTGTTGAGAACACCACTCGCTTCTCTGGTAAGGCAGGCGTAGGTATCCCCGTCTCCGATGCACTCAGCGCATACGGCGAACTTTCCTTCATCACCGATGAAGATGAGTTCATGGAAGGACTGGGAGTTGGTGGTAAGTTGGGCGTTAAGTACAACTTCTGATAAAGACGATAGACAAATAAACATCTAGATGTTATGATGGGGTGCGACGGCACCCCCTTTTTTATGCGGTATCTTTTTCACCCTGTCACGATCATAAACCTATTAATTTGTGGATCTCTTGGGGTGATTGAATTTGTTCATACCAAAGCACATCACACCTTAGAGCAAGATGTTCACGGGCATGTTCACAGAGCACTACAAAAGAATCCAGAGTTGGCACGAGAAACTTGTTGGGAATTGGACTAATGAAAAAACAATATAAAGAAACTGCAGAATGTAAGAATCTCTATGATATGATTCTTGAGTTACAAGAACGTATTAATTCTCTTGAAGAACAAAATTCAACAATGATACGTCTTCTTGGGCATCTAGATAGTAAGTTAGGGAACCTTTCTAATGAAGATTAACCTTTGGTATTCTAAGAGTATGGAACAGTGGCGCTGGACTCTTTCCGAAGAGTTTAAAAACGGCGTCACAAAACTAGAGCAACACTCCGGTCAAAGAATCTATTTGCGTGATGCAATGGAAGATGTTGCCAAAACCGTAGAGTATATGTTAGAATGTAAGGACAAGGGTGAATAGCTCAGCGGTAGAGCATCTCCTTTACACGGAGGCGGTCGGGGGTTCAATCCCCTCTTCACCCATATAAATAACTGAAAACTGAAGACGTAGATTTCATTATAGAACGATGATTATAGTAAAGTGTACCTCCTGTGGAAAGGAGTTAACGAGTACTAGCAAAGTGCAATTTTGTGGTTGCCCAAATCAGATGAGTGTGGTGGATAACAAGATAGGTGCTAAGGACTTGAACAAAGTTGTGATGATATCAAATAATAGAGAAAGAAAGATTGACAGTCACTTCTCTAGGGAAGAACTAATGTATCAAGAGGAACGACGCAAACGTAAAGTTCGTCGCATCCAATTTGAGGAAAGATGACCGAGTGGTTTAAGGTAGCAGTCTTGAAAACTGCCGTGTTAATAGCACCGTGGGTTCGAATCCCACTCTTTCCGTTTAATAAATACTAAAAAAGTCTTTGAAAGATGGGTATCCAGATAAACGGACAAACTGATAGGATAAGTGCGGTTGATGGATCTTTTAGCATTCAAGATCTTGCCGAAGTAAATGTCACTGGTGTTGCTACAGCATCTAACTTTAAGTCGGGAACCAGTAATGTTCATAGTACTGGATATGAGTGTACTAATATTAATGCCACTGGAATAGTAACTGCCGCCTCTGCTAACTTCACAGGCAACGTGTCTGTTGGTGGTACATTAACGTATCAGGACGTAACTAATATTGACTCGGTTGGTATCATTACTGCACGCAATGGTATTGATGTTACTGGTGGTAATGTAGATATAGGTGGTGCAACACACAGTAGAAATTTAACTGTTCATGATGCGACTAATAGTGTAATCCTTATAGAGGGTGCATCAAACGGAACAAGCAATCTGATGTTTGCAGATGAGAATGATGAAGATGTAGGTATGCTTGGATATAACCATGCATCAAATTATCTTGCATTTACTGTAAACGCAGCAGAAAGACTTCGTATAGATTCCAGTGGTCGTATTGCACAGGGTGGAAAAACACCAACTAATCATGGTTCTCCAAACCTCTTAATATGGGGTTCGGATCCTACAGTTCATTTAACATCAACTGGTTCAACTGCTAATACGAGTTACACTGGAATTAAGTTTGCTGTTGCTGGTGGTAGCACTGGTGATTACTCAAAAGCAGGTATCTTTGTTCAGAGACAAGATTCTTACAATGATCTTGATATGATCTTTGCATTCAGATCAAGTAATGATGCTACTGGAGTGTCAATATCTGATGAAAAGTTACGTATAAATTCTGATGGTAATGTTGGTATAGGAACTGATGCTCCAGCAGATATCTTACATTTAAGAAATAATGCACCAGTCATTACTACAGAGGCAACTAATGCATCTTCTGGTCTTAGAGTTAATGTATTAGGTCAAACTTCCGCTACTTCTCAAATATTCAGAGTTCAAAATGATAATTCAACTTTATTTACTATCTTAAAAAGTGGTGATATGGGATTGGGTGTAACCCCAATTGCGCCTGGAAATACAGCACTTCATATTGGTGAGACTACTTCTGGTGATCCAGTCAGACTTCATATGACCACTGCTAATACTGGACATACTGCTAGTGATGGATTTACTTTGAGTATTGATGGTAGTAGTAGTGCTGTTAATTTAATACAAAGAGAAAACGCCGATATACAGATTTACACAAACAATGCAGAAAGACTTCGCATCGAATCTGGTGGTGATGTTTCTATCGGTGGAATGGATGCAAATACATTCAGTAATTATACGACATTAACTATTGGTGGAGCAGGAGCAGTAACTGGTTCAGGTATTGATTTTGAAAGAAGTGATGGAAACATTTATGGTAGAATATTTGGTGATGCTAATGGTCTTCAAATAGGTGCTCTACAATCAGGTGATTACATAAGATTTGAGACAGCTAATGGAACAGAAAGGGCTAGAATAGACAATGATGGAATGATAGTAAATAATGGTTACAGGATTAGCACTACTTCTGGTGGTGGTAGTTTTTCAAACCCATATTCACTTGGCGCTCTTGCCAGCGCAACAATTCCTAGTTATCCACATTTCACTGGTACATGGGTGGTGATGGGAAGTGTTCCATGTAATAATACTTGGCACGATTTACTTCATAGTATCAATGATTCTAACGGATTGTTCCATGGATATTGTGGAGATGCATCATCTAAAAATATTTTCCAATATCAATACAGTCTAACTAGTCCTGCATATGGTGTGAATAACCTTTCACAACGATTTATGAATGGTGCTTGGAATACTGGTTCAGTATCTTTCCAATTAAGAAATAATAGTGGTCCTTGGACTTTACAAATAAAAGCAACCAGTCATTATAGCAGCAGTAACAATGCTGGATTTAGAATCATGTTCCATTCTTATTACTAAAAATTATGGCATACTGTATAGAAGTTAGAAACGGAGACGCATGGGAATTAAAAAACCAGGCACATTCAAAACTTACTGAAGAAAAAGCAAACGCAAGAAGAACTCAACTCATTGATGAGGGAGAACACGTTGCTGATGATGTAAGAGTAGTTGCAGATACTACAGATGCTTCACCTCTCGATCCAGATATTGAAGGTAATACTTGGACCGATTGAATATAATCCATAAATACAAATAAAAAGTAGATAATGTCGTCTGAAATTCGCGTTAATTCACTGTCCAGTAGAACAGGACTGAGCACTGTAACTTTTACAGATACTGGTCCGATCTTTTCTGGTATCACGACTTTTCAGGACAACTCGGGATTTAATGTAGGAACGGGCGGATCTATATTTTCACCAGCGTCTAATACTGTAACGTTGGGAACGAACAATGCAGAAAGACTTCGTATAGCATCTGATGGAACTGTAATTGTTGGAACTGATACCACTGTTAATCCAATCCTAAGAATTTTAGGCACTTCAGCTCATAATTCTTTCATTCAATTTGCTGACGGCGATTCTAATAACGTTGGTCAACTTCAATACAGCCACTCAAGCAATGCACTAATCCTTGCTGTAAATGGTGGAGAAAAACTTCGTATAACTTCTGCTGGAAATATTGGTGTTGGAGTTGTAAATCCAGGTGCTAAAACTCACATTGATAGCACAACCAGCAACACTCCATTAGTTGTTGAAGCATCTCAAACTAATAGAAGTCGTATTGTATTCAGAAATAATGTTGAAACTGGAACAGAGTGTAATATAGAGTTATTTGATGATGACCTTAGATTTGTAACAAACTCTGGAGAAAGACTTCGTATAACTTCTGATGGTAAGATTGGTGTTGGTGAGAATTCACCCGACAGACTGCTTCATTTAAAAGCGGCTTCAAGCACCGCTTATAGTGGTGGAAGTGATACTGCAGACTACAACTTCCTGAAAATTGAAAACACAACTAATGATAAGTCGGCAGGGATTTTCTTTCAAATTGGGGGCAATGGTGAGGCTGCTATTACTGCAACTGAAGTTGTAGATGGTAATACTGATATTGCTTTTCAAAACAGAGGAGGTGGTGTTCGTTCTGAAAAACTTCGTATAACTTCTGGTGGCGATTTACTTCTTGGTGGTCATAGTGCTTATACTTATGATGACACTGGATCCAGTAATGTAATTCTTGATATCTATGGTGGTGCTACTGCTGGTAAGAGAGGTATTCTTTCTTTGAGTGGTAGAGTTGGTAGTGATAATGGAGATATTGGAACTATTTGGTTTAATAATGATAATAATTCTGGGTCAGGTCCTGGAAATACAATGAAATTGTCTGCTGTTATTCAGGCAAAAATAACCACCTCTGATGGTAATGCAAGTAATGATGCTGGTGCATATATGCAGCTTATGACAAAACCAGAAGGAGGTACTGTTACAGAAAGACTTATTCTTCATTCAAATGGATCTGTAACAAAACCTGATAACCCTGCATTCCTTGTTGGTAGAACCGGTGGTAATCAAACTTTTACATTAGGAACATTTCCTTTTAATGTTGCAAGAATAAATGTTGGAAACTGTTGGAATACTTCAACTTATAAGTTTACCGCTCCAACTGCAGGAATATATTACTTCTTCGGTCAAGTATATTATAATTCTGGTGATGGTGACTTTAGAGTTCAAATTAGAAAAACATCAAGTGGTAGTGCTATTCAGTTATGTACCGCTGCTTGTGATACAAATGGAAGTGATGAATCATTGACTATTTCTATCATGGAGTCATTGTCTGTTGGGGATACGATAGAACTTTATTCTGATCAAAATACTGGTAGAACATGTTATTACAACATAAACAACGATCAGTATGGAGCTCATACTTATTTTATGGGTTATCTTGTAGGTTGATAAATAACAAAGTAAATTCAATGTGATATTATCACTCATAAATACAAGTAAAACTGTAGTATAATGCCATATATTGGTCGCGATCTAAGTGCAGGTAATTACCTTAAGTTAGATGATATCTCCTCTCAGTTCAATGGGAGTAAGGTATCTTTTAACCTAACAACTGGTGGAACCAATTTTTTTCCTGGTTCTGCCTATGCACTTATCGTGTCTATCGGTGGTGTAATTCAAGAACCGGAAGCAGCATTTACTATTGATCAAAGCAATATTGAATTTGTCACCGCACCTGCTGCTGGTGATGATTTTTTCTGTGTGGTTCTTGGAACTGCACTAGGTGTTGCTGTTCCTGCTGATGCATCAGTTACATTACCAAAACTAGCACAGAGTGCATTAGATAGACTATCAAGTGTTGGTATTCAATCTGGTGGTACGACGATTGGAACGGGTGTTACTTTCATTAACCTGGTTCAGTCCGGATTAACCGCAGAAGTTTCTGCCGGAATTGCCACAGTTACACTTGGTGGTAAAACTGATGAGCAGATTCAGGACATTGTTGGTGCAATGTTCACGGGTAATACCGAAACAAATATTACCGCAACCTATCAAGACTCAGATGGAACGATAGATCTGGAGGTTGCCGGTGGCGGTAAGTTTGTATCATCAAACTCTGGTATTCATACAAACTCAAATGTAGGTATCGGCACGACGCAGTTCACAACCGCAATGGTTGGTGCCGGTAATTCATTTAATGGTCTTTATATCAGTAATGGTATGACGATATATGATAATGAACTAAACGGAAATCATTATATTAGTACAGCATTTAATGGACTGATGGCAGGTCCTGTAACAGTAAATGGGAGTCTAACTGTCGATGGCAACTATGTTGTGGTCTAATAAATACTTTGACGGAGGCAATATAAAATGACGGTAATTAGACCAAATAGTGTTTCGGGCATCAATAGTATAACTGCCCAAGCAAACGAGATTAAGATATTTAAGTCTGATGGAACACAAGGTGGTCTGATGATTGATGGTGCAAACCTCAATGCAACATCAGGAATATCAACCGTCGCAGCATTAACAGTAACCGGCAATGTTTCCATTGGTGGTACATTAACGTATCAGGACGTAACTAATATTGATTCTGTTGGTATTATCACTGCACAGGCAGGTGTTCATGTCACTGGTGGAAATGTTGCTGTAGGGCATAATAATCCATCAGTCAATCTACACGTAAAAGGATCTGCATCAAATGGTCAAATATATCTTGGAGGAACTGGTGCTCATTCACAAATTTATGCTGACAATGATGGCGTACTGATATTAAATGCTGATCAGGGTAACAGTGCTGCTAATAGTTATCTTGGATTTAATGTAGACAACTCAGAAAGACTTCGTATTAGGTCAGACGGACGTGTCACTATCGGTGCTCAGGTTATCAATACCAATAGTATGCTCAGCATACACAGAGGTAGTAGTGACGAATCTCAGATAAGATTCACGAATACAACAACGGGTGAAGGTGGTAATAATGGATTGCTTGTTGGTATCGATAGCAATGAGCATGGACGAATTTTCAATCAAGAAAATACACCTTTACGTTTTGGAACTAATAATACGGAAAGAGTTCGTATCGAATCGGGTGGATTTGTAGGCTTAGGGACAAATAATCCATATCACGAATTGCACATTCAAGGTAGTAGTGATACCAGAGTATTAATCACCAGTGGTGGAGCTGGTGATGCTGTTATGATGTTTGAGAATGCCTCAGGTAATACTTGGGGTCATGGAATTGATTTAACAAATAATAATTATGTCATTGCATATAATAGTACATCCGACCCAAGTCTTACTGCTGATGGTAAAGTAGAAATAACTACTGCTGGTGATTTGCTTGTAGGAACCGATACTAATGGTGGTGGTAATAGATTGTATGTTGTAGATAGTTTTACTGATTCTTTTATCAATCCCAGTGACTCAGTATTGAGAGTAGAAAATGCCGATACCTCAGGTACTACAACTCAAGCATCTATTTCACTGACTTCAAAAACATCAGGTGCTGCAGCTGATAGTGCAATAGTCTCACAAGCCGAAGATGCGAGTGGCAACGCCTCGCTTCAGTTTTGGACAGATACCGCTAATGGTATGTCTGAAAAACTTCGTATAGCTTCTAGTGGTTTTATGGGTCTGGGGACAAATGCTCCCGCAATACCCTTAGACGTACACGGAGCTGATACAAATGCAAACGGAACTGGAGATGTAAAAGGTCAATTGAGAATTTTCAATGACACAACTGCTTTTGGATCTTCTCCACGAGCAGGAATTGTATTCTCAACCAAGTACAGAACAAGTCCTGATGTCCCATTAGACGGTGCTGCCATTTATGGTGGCAAACTAAATGGATCTAATGCTAATAAGGATTTCTTCCTTGCATTTGCAACACGTAGTGAAAGTCCTAACGAAGCAGTCGAGAGGATGCGTATCGAGAAGACTGGACCTATATCGTCCAACCCTGCTTCGGGGGATGGTGATGATTTTGCTGGTACGGCACTGAAAAATGATTGGAATGCTTGGGCTGATATTTTCTACGAAGGTTGGATAGGTGGTAATAACGGATGGGGTACTTTTTGGGCTGGCAGTACCGGCGCTGCGTATCGACGTGTCTCTAGTGACGGCAATCCAAATGAATATGTATTTATTGGGGCTGGTTCGAAAAGATTTACTTTTGACCTTGATGTTGGTGGTAATGCATATTTTGATGGTTCATTAAGTCAGAACAATTATGACTACGCTGAATACTTTGAATGGGAAGATGGAAATCCAAACAATGAAGATCGTCGTGGATATTCAGTATTTCTTAATGCTAACGGTAAAATTGAAAAAGCAACTAGTGAAACAAGCACCTCTGATATCATTGGTGTAATATCAGGAACCGCAGCTATAATTGGTGATGCTGCTGTGTATGATTGGCAAGGTAGATATGAAATAGATGAATGGGGGACGCGCAGAAAAGAGCAAGTAACTCAAGTGTCATGGAAAGACGCTGATGGCACTAAGCATTCCTATGCAGATGAAAATGATGTTCCTTCTGATGTGGTTGTTCCAGACGATGCATCTAGAAGAATTCATCATAGATATATTGAATCTTCCACATATGATTCATCTCAAGCATATGTTCCAAGAGATGAGAGAAGAGAATGGGGTATAGTTGGTTTACTTGGAAAAGTTAGAGTCAGAAATGATAGTCCTAAACACCCCAACTGGAAATATATCAAAACCATTGCAGGGAAGGATCTTTGGTTAATCAAATAATTTTATCTATAATAAATACAAATAAAAAGTAGATAATGGCATTTACTAAACTTGTAGGCTATGGTATAAGCGAGACAACCGACATTCATGTTGGTGTTATCACTGCTACTGGTGGTCTAAAAGGTATTGGTATTAGTTCTGCTGGAACTGCAATTCACAGTGGTATTATCACATCGTTGAACTTCATCGGTGCCGGCAATACTTTTGCCGTGTCTGGTGGAAACGTTGACATTAGTATTGCCGGTGGATCAGGCGGCGCAGTCGGGGCAGGAACTGATAAAGTTTTTTATGAAAATGATATTTCAGTTGCTCAATCGTATTCGATTTCGCCTGGTAAAAATGCTATGAGTGCAGGACCCATAACTTTGGCAGCAAATGTTACGGTCACCATACCTGCCGGAAGTGTCTGGTCCGTAGTCTAAGGAGAAAGTATGTCAGTATCTATTGAAGGATCGGGTTCTATTACAGGTGTATCAACCTTTTATAATGCTACGTTTAGTGGCATTACGACGTTTGCTGATAATATAAACTTCGATGCTAATATTGCAGGAGTAACAACATTTCTTGGTGTTGGAGTTACTAGTTTAAATGTTCTTGGTGTATCTACGTTCACTGGACAGTTAAATGCTGGCACTATTTCTGCCACTACTCTTTCTGCCACCACTGTAAGTATTGCAGGAACTTTAACATATCAGGACGTAACTAACATTGATTCGGTTGGTATTATAACTGCTAGAAGTGATGTATCGATTGCAGATAAAATCATACACACTGGTGATACCAATACTGCTATAAGATTCCCTGCTGCGGATACATTTACTGTAGAAACTGATAGTTCTGAAAGACTTCGTATAACGGGAATTGGTTCGGTTGGTATCTCATCAACAGCACCAAAAACAGATCTTGATGCTTCTACAAAAACAGGTGCTGTAGCACTACCACAAGGCACCACAGCACAAAGACCTTCTGGTTCGGCACCATACATAAGGAAGAACACCACCAATAATGCCTTAGAGTATTTTGATGGGACATCATGGGTAGAGATAATCACGGATTATTTCCCCACTGGTTCAGTTATTTTAGGTTGAGGTAAGACATATGGCGAGCGAATATTTAAAGAGAACTCCTACAAGCACTGGTAATCGTAAGGTATGGACTTTAGCATTATGGTTAAAGAGAAATGCTGTTTTTGATGATGCTGGCGCAGATGTTATCTTTAATGCTGCAAATACTGCCAGTAATAGTCATGGAACTGATATAAGATTTAGAAAGGATAATAGTAGTGGTAGTAATAATGGTTGGAATTTTTACGACTATAATGCCAATGCCTTTAATTGGGTAAAGTATGGTGATAATGAAAGAAGAGATAGTGGAAATTGGTTTCATGCAATGTTTGTTTTTGATAGCACCAAACCAAGAGGTGATGATAGAGTAGAAGTTTATATTAATGGAGTATTAGATACTACCATTATGGGTTCGCCATATGATGTAAACCCATCAACAAATTATGAGACATATGTAAATTCTATTACAGAACATTATCTTGGTGTTGATCAATTTGCAGGAAGTTTAACCACATCATATTCCAAGAGTCAATTTTCTGATGTCTTCCTCGTAGACGGTCAAGCACTGACACCAGATGTATTTGGTTTTAATAAGAACGGTGACGGATATATTTCTGTTGGTTCTACACAAGCAACTGACTTCCGTCCTGGTCAGTGGTCTCCACATTCACCAAGAAAGATTAAAACTGAGATTGAAAGGCGTGGTGGATTTGGCGTCAATGGTTTCTATCTTCCTATGAATGATAGTTCCAACTTTGGTGCCGACTTCCATTGCACTCCTAACAGTATTATCAAACTGAAAGGAGAAGACTTACCACAACCACGCAATGGTGCTCCTACAACTTCTGATAATTACGTTAGTCAGTTAAGAAGTGACCCTTATGCTGCTAACTTAGTTCTCGCTGTTCCTGGTGTTAATACACAACCAACAGGATCTGAATTAATTACTAACGGAACTTTTGATAGTAACGTATCTGGATGGACAGTTACTGATACTGGTACTATTGTTCGCCAATCTGATGGAACGGCAAAAGTCACGAGAGGTAGTAGTGCTGAAGTTGTCTATCAAGATATCACAACAGTAGTTGGTACGACATATGAACTAAGCGTTGATATCACTGATATTGCTGGATCACATGGTCAAATTTATGTAAGAAGCACATATCATAGTGGATCTTTGAATACCACTATAGGATATTCTTTCTACACTGGAACATATAAAGGAACTTTTACTGCTGATACAACCACAACAAGAATTATATTATATGCACATCCATCTGGTTCCACCTCTTATGATAATATCTCGGTAAAAGCAACAACCATACGAGACTATTCTGCTGATATTAAGGGTAGTGGAACTAATAAAACTTTTACACCAGCTGGTGACGCTGGTGTAAGAAATCCTAATGGTGCAAGTGGACTTCACGTTAATGGTTATTATGGAAGTGCATTACATTTTGATGGGACTGGTGATTATTTTGATGCAGGAAGTAGTTCAGATTTTGACTTTGGTAGTGGAGATTTTACTGTTGAGTATTGGCAGTATGCTAATAGTTTTGCTGCCGCACCTGGATTGGGAATATGGGATAATGCTAATAATCAAAGAAGTTGGTTAATTTATCAAAATTCTAGTAGATTACCAAGATTTTACACATCTGTTGATGGAACAAATAGTATTGCTATAAATGCATCATCACCAACAATTCCAACCAATCAATGGAATCATTTCTGTATGGAAAGAAATGGTTCAAATCTTGTTGGATACGTTAATGGTGTTTGTGTTGGAGTAAATACAACTCTTGGAACACAATCAATATTTACTCCTGCCGATCCATTCTGGATAGGAAAATGGTCAACATCAAATCATATTAACGGTTATATACAAGACCTCCGAGTATACAAAGGTGTAGCAAAATACAAGGGTGGTTTTGATGTCCCGAAACCTTATACACCCGTAGGTATTGAGAGTTGGAGACAGGTTTCTGATACTTGTAAGAATAACTTCTGCACGATGGATCCTCTTCACTCATATACTGTAAAGAGGAATACAGGAGCATATGTTGCAACTATTTTAAATTTCACAGAAGGAAACTTGAATATTAGAAATTCTGGTAATGGTGGACTTTCTCCACAGATGGCTGGATTTAGTTCTTTTGGAATGGATAGTGGGAAGTGGTATTGGGAATTGTCTAACTGGGAAAATCCTGCAAATGAAAGATTTGGAATTTCATTGGGTAGAGAGCAAGTATTTACACAAAATGGAGCTGGTGCTGCTATTGAGTGTATGCTTCAAGTTCGTGGTTCTAATGGGGAGATTAGTAGTGGTGGAAATCACAATGGAACCGCCTACGAATATCTCGTCTCAGGGACAATAGACAACACAAATGCAACTGCTATCACATCATCTTCTGATGTAGTTGGACTTGCTTTTGATAGAGATAATATGGCATTTTATGTCTATACAAATGGAACTTTGACTGCTTCTATAACGAACATTACTACCAGCAAGACTAAGGTAAGTACTTGGTTTGCTACAAAAGGTAATAATAGTTCTTCTACTTCTAGTGGTCAAACATATAACTTTGGACAGAACCCCACTTTTGGAGGAACTACAACAGCAGGAACCTACACAGATAGTAATGGTAAGGGACTGTTTAAGTATCAACCACCAGCGGGTTACTTAGCATTATGTGAGGACAACTTACCAACTCCTGCGATTGCTGATCCTGGTGAGCACTTTAGGACGGTGCTTTGGACTGGTGATGGTAGAGGTGGTAGAAGTGTTCCTGGTGTTGGATTTGCTCCTGATCTTGTTTGGGTTAAACGAAGAAGTGCAGATGCATCTCATTTTCTATTCGATTCTGTTCGTGGTGCTGGTAAATATTTACAGTCACATTCAACTGCTGCTGAGGGGGATGATGCAACAAACACATTAATGTCATTTGATAGTGATGGATTTACCAGTGGAAATACTAATGGAATGAATCAAAGCGGACATACTTATGTTGCCTGGTGTTGGAAAGCAGGTGGTGCCGCAGTAGCAAACACAGATGGTTCAATAAACTCTCAAGTCTCTGTAAACCAGACTGCTGGATTTAGTGTTGTTTCTTATACTGGAACTGGTAGTGCTGGAACTGTCGGACATGGACTTGGAAAAAGACCAAAAGTAGTTATTGTAAAGAGAAGAAATGCTTCTACAAACTGGCCAATTTTCTTTGACGGTATAAGTGATAATACGAACGATTTGCTTCAATTAAATCTTACTAATGCTACAGCAACTGCTGGTAACTTCTTTAATAGTGGTAATACAACTACCACTACATTTCCTCTAGGAACTGGTGATGGTCAAACAAATGCATCTGGTTCTGGTCATATTGCTTATTGTTGGGCAGAAATACCCGGATACAGTAAATTTTCTTTTTATCAGGGAACAGGTCAAGCTGAAGGACCTTTTGTGTATTGTGGATTTAAACCTGCATGGGTCATGGTTAAATCTAGTTCCAATGGCAGTACAAATTGGAGAATATGGGATTCTTCTAGAGGTCCAACTAATCCAACTAATCTAGACTTATTGGCTAATACAAATCATAGTGAAAATGCTCACGGATCTGATGAAATTGATCTACTTTCAAATGGATTTAAAATAAGAAGCACTGGAAGTTGGCACAACCTTTCTGGTGCATCTTTCATTTTCATGGCATTTGCTGAATCACCATTCCAGACTGCGAACGCTAAATAGTAGAAAAATAGATAATAATGTCAACTCTCAAGACGCATAATCTACAAAGTCCTGACTCTGGGAGTTCCAATATTGCGCTGACACCAAATGCTGGTATGGTTGTCACCGGCATATCAACTTTCAGTAATAACTTAGATATTAATGCAAACATTGATGTAAGTGGTAATATTACAGGAAGTGGTGACTTATACCTGATTGATGCTGGTACTGATAGTAGTGCAGGACCCATAATTGACTTGTATAGGAACAGTGCTTCTGCTGCTGATGCTGACTATATGGGTCAGATAAAGTTTCAGGGTGAGAATGATGCAGGTCAGAAGATAGTATATGCTAAGATAACTGGTAAAATACAAGACGCATCAGATGGAAGTGAAGATGGTATTATAGAATTTGCTAATAAGAAAGCTGGTTCAAATGCTATAACAGCAAGATTGAGGAGTGACTCGCTGCAGTTACTGAATGGAACTGCACTTTCTGTTGCTGGTGATATCACTGCCAATGGAAATATTGCAGGTGATGGTTCTACAAACGTAACTGGTATTGCCGGTGTAACTGCAGCAACATTCGTTGGTAGTGGCAATGTCGGTGTTCAAACCAGTAGCATTACACACTCCGCACTTGTAGGTGCCGGTAACTCTTTTGTTGGAATGTATATTGGTGACGGTTCTTTGGTGTTCAATAAATACTTAAATAGAACTGGTGGGTATTATATTTCAACAGAAGTCAATGCTCTCAATGCTGGACCAGTTTCTCTTGGTTCAACGATGACGCTTGACGGAACTTGGGTAATCGTATAAGGAGGTAATATGGGAACTCTTAATTTAGGGACAGGGGTAAAACTTTCTAGTTCTGGAACTGCATTTGGAAACAGTGCTGCTAGTTGGTCTGATGCTCCTCCTGGAACTATTATTCAATATCAATATAGAAAGGGAACTAACACTACTTTTACTACTTCTAGTACTTCTATGACTGATTTGAATGATTTTTATGTTGATATAACACCTAAAAATGCTAATAATCTTTTAGTAGTTTCTACCAATTTCACAGCAGGTCATAGTGCTAATTCTGGGTATTGTAGATATCAAATTGTAGATGCCAATAATTCAGACACAAAATGGAGCTCTAACATGTTTATGGGTGCCAGCCATTACTATGCTCCACATAGTCCTTCACAATGGCTTGAAGTTGTTCTTAAACATACAAAGGTTGCTGGAACAACCAATGCTATGAGACTTCAGTTTCAAGTAGTAGTTGCGAATGGAGGCACTCTTACTCTCAATTGGTCAGCTAACGATGATCGAATTGTTGAAGTATATGAAGTCGCTCAGTAAGCATAAATAAAACTAAAACGTTCATTACTATGAAATACGATATTCCAGCAGCATTACAAGCACTTACACCAGGAGCAGAATGGGTGCTTCGTGGCAGTGAGTATTCTGGTTTGGAGTGGATTAGAGGAAATGGTCACGATAAACCAACCGAAGCAGCACTAACAGCAAAGATCGCTGAACTTGATGGTGCAGAAGCAATGAGACTTCTGCGTGTTGAGAGAGATGCTAGAATCGCAAAGACTGATTGGAGAGCAAGTTCTGATCTTACACTTTCTTCTGCGTGGTCAACCTATCGCCAGGCACTAAGAGATCTTCCTGCATCCGCAACTCCAACCCTTGATTCTAATTACGATTTAGATCTGACTTCTGTTACTTGGCCCACTGAACCTTCCTGATAAATGGCATCTGAATTAAGAGTAGATAAAATAATTCCAACGGCTGGTGTTCCTACTGGTGGTGGGGGAGGTATTATTCAAATAGTTCAAGCAAGTACCACATCTAGGATTGCAACAGGAAGTAATACATTCCAAGCTACAAATTTATCTGCAACAATCACTCCTAGATATTCAAGTAGTAAAATTTACATTACTTTGGGTGGAGATGCAAATAATAATGGCACTGCTAATTATTTGTACATGACTTATTATAGAAGTATTGGTGGTGGTACTTTCACAAATCTAGCACCAAATGGATTTAATGACTCCAACTCTGCAGATCAAAATTATGGATTCGCTATGGTTTATGGTGCGAATTCAAGGATTCATGTTCCAGTAGCAATGCCATATTTGGATAGTCCGAATACTACACAATCCGTAGAGTATAAAGTTTATATTAGAATGCAGAGTGGTTCTGGTACTGTGGAATTTCCAGCCAATAATGGGTATCAGGCAGCACGAATGTTTTTATATGAGGTATCAGCATAATGTCAGAATTAAGAACAAATAGAATCGTCCCAAGAGACGGACTACCTGCTGGTGCGAGTGGTGGCATTGTTCAGATGAAACATGTCACAGGAACTGACGCAAAAACCACAACTTCCACTGGTTTTGTGGATATGGGTATTGATGTTACTATCACACCAACCAGGAGCGATAGTAAATTTTTCATATGTTGGAGTTCTCCATCTCAACAACCAAATACTCAAGCAGGAAGTTCATATACAACAATTTATCGTAATGATACTACTAATATAGGTCATGCAACTTATGGGTTATCTATGGTTGGAAATTATAGTGCTTCTGAAACTGTGACAGCACAAGGTACATTTAGTGTCTTTGACGCTCCGAATACAACAAGTGCTGTAACATATACAATATATGGTAGGTCTCATAATGGATCTGCAACTGCTTACATAACTCACGCCAATTGTAGGTGGACTTTAACAGTTATGGAAGTCTCTGGATAATTTCATAAATACAAATAAAAAGTAGATAATGTCTGATATCCGTTTTAATCAGTGGTTACATCAATCTGGGACCGGTGGTGTTTCGCAGGATCATATCGGCAATATCGGAATCGGAACCACGAATCCTTCTATTGTTGTTAGTGCGGCAAACACTGCCGTATTGAATGTTGGTGTTATAACTGCTAATAATTTATTTGTTAATAATGCTTTTAATGGTGACATCACTGGTAATGTAACTGGAAACATCAGTGGTGCCACAGGAACGTTTAGTGGCAACGTAGATATTGCCGATAAGATTATTCATACCGGGGACACCGATACTGCAATGCGGTTCCCTGCCGATAACACTTTTGCTGTTGATACTGCCGGAACAGAAAGACTTCGTATAACTTCTGGTGGTCTGGTTGGTGTCAATTGCACTCCACTCTCACAGTTCCAAGTAAAAACAGCAACAAATGCCAATATAGCTTTATCTGCCGATAGTTCAGAGGCATCAATAGAGGCGTATAATGATGCTGGGTCTGCTAATGTTCCTCTAAGAATAAGAGGATCAGAGATTAAATTCAAAATTGATGGAACACAAAGAGCAAGATTATCTTATTCTTCTAGTTCTGCGGTCTTCTCACTTGGCGATGAATCTAACTCTGCTGGACATTTAAGATTCGAAGCAAAGGCATCTGAAAATCAAATTCATGGAAGAAGCAATCATCCTATTACATTCTTAATTAATACTACAGAAAGACTTCGTATACTTTCTAATGGTAGAGTTGCTATTGGTGATGTAACTGCAAATTCACAACTTGATGTTCATGGTGGAGATGGTATCTCAATAACAAGTAGTGGAGATACTTTCTTACAGTCTAGAACTACAGGTACAACAGGAACAAACTATCTTGAGTTTAAGGATTCTGGTGGCGCAGCTGGTGACATCTCATATTATCATAATGGCGACTACATGAGATTTAAAACTAATGGTTCAGAAAGAGCTCGTATCGACTCAGATGGTCATTTGCAGATTCGCCGTGAAGGTGTTGCAAGTATGCCAAACGAGGATACACGGCACACTCGCTATATTATTAGGCAAACTAATGGTCAAGAAGCAATTCTTGGATCAGTATTTGCACAAGGCAAATCGGGTTGGGGTGGTGATTTAGTCTTTGCATCTAAAAGCGCAAATGGTAGTCCAAACTCAGGATTGACAGAAAGAATGAGGATAGGGAGTGATGGAAAGTTCTACTATGCCACAACAAGTCAAGGTCCACATGGAGGATTCTTTAATATAGATGCGTCTTCCTCTGGTAGAAATGGAATGAACGTTAAAGGCACCACTGCAAATTATGCATATATTTCAAGTGCTGGCGGTAGTTCAGGAGACCACATATATTTCTCTAATTACTCAAACGGTAATCAGGAAACTGGAAGAATTAAAGACAATCAAAGCAACGTAACTTATCATACAAGTTCTGACTATAGACTCAAAGATAATATTGTTTCAATAACAGATGGTATAACTCGTGTCAAGCAATTAAATCCTGTTAGGCATACTTGGAGAAACAATCCATCACTAGGAACTGTAGATGGGTGGATTGCACATGAATTGGGTGAAGTATGTCCTGATGCAGTTGATGGTGAAAAAGATGCTGTAAGAGAAGACGGTTCCATTAAACCACAAGCTGCTGATTATGGAAGAATTACTCCTCTCTTAGCTGCAGCACTTAAAGAAGCAATCGCTAAGATTGAAACTCTTGAAGCAAGAGTCACTTCCCTTGAAGGTTGATAAATACTAATAAAAGCAGATAATGGCACTTACAAAGATTACTCGTGGAGTCATTAAGGCAAACGAAAATTATGATACTCACAATATCAACTCTACGGGTATCGTAACTGCGGTTTCCGCTAACTTTACAGGAGATGTATCCATCGGTGGTACATTAACATATCAAGACGTAACCAATATTGATTCAGTTGGTGTTATAACTGCTAGAGCAGGTGTGAATGTCAGTGGTGGTCAGTTAGATGTAGGAAGTAATATAAAATTAGGTAATGCTGGAGTCATCACAGCAACAAGTTATAGAGGTGATGGTTCACAATTAACAGGTATATCTGTTGATAGCACAAAGATTGAAACTGGTAATACAAAAGTCGAAACCATAGATACTGGTTCAGATGGACATATAAAAGTCACAACTGAGGGTACAGAAGTACTTCGCATAGATTCTAGTGGTCGCATGATGTTGGGCACAACGTCTGTTGGTCCTACGGCTGGCGAGCAATTAACGATTGCAGACTCAGCAAACGCTGGTATTACTATTCGTAGTGGAACCACTGCTGCTGGTACAATTCTATTTGAGGATGATACTGCAGACAGGGGTGAAATTCAGTATTCGCATAATGGCGATTACATGAGATTTAAAACTGCCGGATCAGAAAGAGTTCGTATAGATTCTGCTGGTAAGTCAACATTCTATGGTGCTGTTGAAACTAATGGTTCAAGTAACGCATTCCTACTTGCTGGTGCAAGTTCCACTCCAACGATTGGTGCTGGTATTCACAAACCAGCGGATGACACTCTTGCGTTTGTAACTGCATCTAATGAAAGAGTTCGTATCATTTCTGATGGTAAGATGGGTGTAGGATGCACTCCAGAAACTGATTTCCAGGTCAGAAATGGTACTGGTGGAACGATAAAAATTGGTGGTAGTGGTACTAGTGCAACTGGATTAGAATTTCAATATAATAACTCTGGTTCGACTACATCAGTAATTAAAGCAAATTATAGATCTACTAGTGCTAACGCTTCATTTAAGATTGATAGTGGAATATTTATAATTGCAACAGGAACAAGTGGAACAGAAAGATTTCGTATAACTTCCAATGGTGATATTGGAATTGGTAATGTTACTCCACATAATAGTTTTCCTAATGGTAAGGCGATTGCAATTGGAGATGGTGATACTGGCATTCGTCAAAACGGTGATGGTATTCTAGAGCTTTGGGCCAATAACCAGCAGTGCTTCAGGGTTCGTACCACCGGGAACCTTTCCTATCACACCTTAGCTCCCGGTTCAGACAACTCTGTGGACTTAGGCTCCACTTCACTTCGTTGGCGAAACATTTATACTGCTGACCTTCAAATGTCTAATGAAGGTTCTGCAAATGATGTGGATGGAACTTGGGGTAAATACACCATTCAAGAAGGTGAAAATGATTTATTCTTAATAAATAGACGTAATGGTAAGAAATATAAGTTCAATCTAACGGAGGTGGGTTAATGGCATTATATCATGGCAGCACTAAAACACACGCTGTTTTAAATACTCACTATACATCAGATACTGGATTTCATTTCACTACATCGCAGGGTGGTGCTGTTTTTTTATCACTGACTTTCACTACTCACACCACAGCGAGTAAACATATTGTATTTGCAACTATTAATGGTGCTGCAAACGATGACGCATCAGGATATATTGAATATTATAATAATGGATCATGGCAAGCTAGAGATGAGATGAGAGGTGCTACGGGTCCTGGTGGTAGTGGTAATTATCGTGGTTCATTTGGTGACTGGTCAATAGCAAGATCTAGCACAGTTGAAGATAAACAAACTTGTCAATGGACTGCAATATATGAATTTGACTTTCCATCTACAAACTCAGGATATAGAGTGAGGTTTTCTTGTGAAAACGTTAATGGTTTATATTTGAATCGACCAAGAGGAAGTGATAGTGGTTATAACACAAACACCTCAAGAAGTTCACTTTTAGTATTAGAGTTAGGAGATTAAGATGGCATTTGATAGTAACGCACCCGACTTAGGAATTGATGCACTTCGTTTTACTGTTGATGCATTAATTGAATTGTATGGAGATCCACAAGTAAATATTGATTTCAATGATCGAAATCATTTTGACTATTCAGCAATTGATTTACAAAATTATACTTTATGTTCTGAAGAAGAACTAAAAGCAAAGATTGAAGAAGTATATAATAAGTGGGTATCGAATCAATATCAGAGAACTAGAGTCGGTATTGCTTCTACAGGTAGAGGAAACTGGGGATATCCTGATATTGGAGAGCAGTTAGATCAACTATATCATGATATTGAAGCAGGAAAATTTGGTGAAACTGCTAAAACCGGTGATTGGTATGTGGGTATAACAAGTGTAAAAAATCAGTTCCCCAAACCGAGTTCATAAATACAAATAAAATGCTCTCATGAGTTATCTCGGTAATAGACCTGCTGCTGGTGATAATAATACGTTTAGGATTCTAGACAGTTTTGCATCACACACCTCAACGTTTGATGGTGCGTCTGCGACGATTGTTAATGTTTCTGTAGATACGATTACTATCAATGATCATAGGTTCGTCACAGGACAAAGAGTAACTTATAATGATGGTGGTGGAACTGCAATTGGTGGTCTTTCTGACGGTGTATATTACATCATCAAGCACGATAGAAATAATATCAAACTAGCATCCACTGCTAATAACGCAGCATCTGGAACGGCAATCAATCTTACGGGTGTTGGTGTTGGTAATGCCCACACTCTCAATGTTGCCTTTGATGGTGTTAATACTAAATTCAAAGTAACACATGATGGTGGTAGACACGGTAATGTAACTCGTGCCGCACAGTTGATGATCTCTGTCAACGGTGTTGTTCAGCAACCACATCAGACTGCATCACCTTCTACTGGTTTTGGTATTGATGCTGACTCTGTAGTTGTATTCTCTACTGCACCTGTTACCACTGATACGATCTTTGGTAATATCACTGCAAGTAATGCAGTATCCTTTGAAGTATCTGATAATGATGTAGATAACTTCACTGGTAATGGCAGCACGACTGCTTTTACTATGTCCAAGATTCCTGTTGATAATAGGAATATTCTTGTTACATTGGATGGTGTTGTTCAATATCCTTCTGATACATCAACAACCAGAGCATATGATACATCTGGTAACACGATAACCTTTGTGTCTGCACCTGGTAATGGTGTGGAGATTCAAGTAAGGCATATTGGTTTTGCCGGAAGAAATGATAATGCTCCTGTAAGTTCTGTTTTTGGAAAGACAGGTCACGTTACTCTTACCAATAGTGATGACATTACGGTAAGAAACGTTGTTGGTACTGGACTGACGTTTGCGGATGCGACCTTCAGTGGTAACGTAACTATTGGAGGAACACTGACATACGATGATGTCACGAACATTGATGCTATCGGTGTTATCACCGCACGTAGTGGTATTATTGCCACAGGAACCGTTAGTGCCACCACCTTTGATGGTGCAGGTACATCACTCACAGGAGTCAGCACTAACTTTGTAACGGCAGTTGGTATCCAGTCTGGTGGTACTGTCATCGGTGCAGGTATCACTCAGTTAAACTTCATTGGAACTGGCAATACTTTTGCAGTCAGTGGAACCACAGTAGACATTAGTATTCAGGGTGGTAGTGGTAGTGCTGGTGCCGGTGGAACATGGGGTTCCAATACTGTTGGTGTTCACACTGATAAGATTGTCGGTGTCAATACAACTACCATTGCCGGAACCGCAACATCAGAAGGTGCCGTCCAGGCAGTCGGTAATATCGCAATTACAGACGGTGCTTTAATCATCGATCAAAATGTCAATACAACCATATCGGTTCCTTCTGGTAAGAATGCACTTCTAATTGGTCCTACCACAGTTGCTGCTGGTGCTACAATTGATGTTGCACAAGGATCCACACTGGTCGTAGTCTAAATACTAAAAAGGTCATTATAAGGGAATGAGTACTCTCCGTATTACTAACATTGAGGCAAAGGCAGATCCCTCAAGCCCAACAGTAGATGAAAAGATAAAACTAACAAACTCCAATGGTGATATTCTTGTTCACATTGATGGAAAGACTTCTGGTATCACAACCATTGGTATCAACACGACTGCAGGTAATATAAAATTTGATCAGAATAGTAATGTTGTAGTCACTGGTATTATTACTGCAACAAAATTTGTAGGAACCATTGAACCAACAAACTTAACTGTTAGTGGTGACTCTACGTTTAGTGGTGATGTTGGTATTGGAACTGATAATCCTGGTAATGTATTACATTTACAAAAAAATGGTGGTGATGCAATCCTAGAACTTCAAAATTCAGGAAACGGTAATCATTCTGGAATCTTTTTTGTTAGAGAATCAAGTGGGGGTGTAGACAAGGGTGCAGCAAACATTCATGTAGAAAGTAATACTTCTGGAAGCGGATCAGCTTTAGTCTTTGGCACTGGTAATAATATAAGTGCAACAGGATCAGAAAGACTTCGTATAGATCATAATGGCAATGTCGGTATCGGAACCGAAAATCCACTAAATGGTGTAGATATTGTACAAAGTGAAGGAAGACTAAGAGTTAATAGGTTTAGTCATCTGCTCATGCAGAATATAAATGACTCGACAACTGATTATTGGGCAATTTCTGCAAGAAATGGTGGAGAACTTGATATTGGATATGGAACTCCTGACGGTAATAGTCTTGTAACTGGAGATAAACTTACTATAACTTCTGCTGGTCAGATGGGTTTAGGAACAGTTGATCCAAACTCATATGGTGGTAGTGTGAAACTGGCAGTTGCTAATACTAGTGGAACTTGTGGGTTATCAATTGTTTCTGCTACCAATGGTGATGGTAATCTTTATTATGCTGATGGAACTTCTGGTGATGCTACTTACAGAGGATTTATTAGATATAACCATACTACTGATCAACTTAGATTTGGTACTGCGGGTGCAGAAAGGATGCGTATCCTTAATACAGGTGGTATAACCTTCAACGGTGACACAGCTGCTGCAAACGCTCTCGACGATTATGAAGAGGGAACAATTGGTTGGAGACTACAAAGAAGTAATTCTATTGGATCAGGTTCTAATAATAGTGACACAAGTGTTAGATATACTAAAATTGGTAACAGAGTTTATGTGAGTGGATATCTTTATACTGCAAACACTGGAAGCAGCACTGGTGTTACTGTAGAACTTAGAAATAATGAGAATACTAGTCAGATTGCAACCTTACCATATGTTCCCAATCAAGCTGGTGGATTTTCAATAACAGGAACAAGAACTATTGATGATACTTATAGAAACATGGCAGTTACATTTAGACAAAATCATGCTCAAGTTTATATTTACAAAGATGATGGTGATAATGATTACCTTAAGAATAAAAATAATGTAAATATTAGCAGTAGTCAAACACACCTGGTTATTCAGTTCTGTGGTTCCTATACAACCAACTCATAAATACAAATAAAAAGTAGATACTATGTCCACCATAAAGGCAAATATTATTGATTCTACGACTACGGCAACGGAGTTTAAGGATACTATTACTGCCAATGGTGATAAGCAGTGGGTGGATTCTTATGGTGTTATTAAAACAAATCGCACCACCATTGCCGAAGACGTAACTATTCCTTCTGATACGAATGGTTTATCTGCTGGACCAATCACTATTGCTAGTGGTTATTCTGTCACTGTTAATGGAGATTGGTCTATCGTATGACTAAACTGATTTTTAATACTGCTGATTCTAGAGCAGCAACTACAGAATTTAAAGATACCATTGCTGCCAATGGTGCTCGACAGTGGATGGATCGCTATGGTGTGATCAAGACTAATAAGAAAACCATAGACGAAAACGTAACAATACCCGCAGGCACAAACGCGGTAAGTGCCGGAACATTAACCGTCACCGGAAGTAACGTGGTGACTATTAGAGGAGAGTGGAGGATAGTATGACCAGTAAGATTATTGTCAATACAATTGAAGCAGACACCGGTATATCATCGGTTACTTTTGCCAGCAATATCAACCTGCAGAATGATTCTTCTGTTCTTGTAAGTAGTTCTGGTATCAGGTTAGGAACGGGTTCTACTATTGCGGCACCTTCTGCGAATGAAATTACTCTGAGCACCAATAGTGCAGAAAGACTTCGCATAAATTCTGCTGGTCAAATGATTCTGGGAACTGCAACTAATCTGGGATCGGTTCCTCCAAAACTTACTATTGTTAATAATACAAATTCAAGCACCTTCTCTCAATGCCAGTTATTAAGACTTAATGGACCAAGTGGAGTAGGAGAAAGAGGTGGTATTGGTTTCCATTATGCTCAAAGTTTAGATTATGGAGAAAAACCATCTTCATTTATTGGTGTTGAAACTGTTGCGGCAGGTGGTGCTCAACAAACAGATTTACTATTTGCTACAAGACCAAATACTACCGATAGTGAACCTACAGAAAGACTTCGTATAACTTCTGCCGGTCTGGTCGGTATTGCAACCGCAGTTCCATCCTACAGACTTGATATTGGTGATGGTGTAACTGACCCTGCGAATGGGAATCAACTAAGAGTTAATGCTGCTGGTGATTATATTTTTGCTTTACAAAAACAATCAAATGCTTCTTTTTCTATCAGAAATAATAGCACAGGTATTGTTCATCTAAACACTCAGAACAGTAAAATTTTATCTTTTGGTGTTAGCAGTGGGAATGCTAGTGGAAGTATTGAAGATGATGTAAGAATAGATAGCAATGGTCATTTAACAATCTTAGATGGAAACCTGGTCGTAGCGAATGGTCATGGTATTGACTTCTCTGCGACTGGTAATGGTTCAGGAACAATGTCTTCTGAACTCCTGGACGATTATGAGGAGGGCACTTTTACTCCATCATGGGGAGACAGTAATTCATCATATTCTTCACCCTCTCCTAGTTATGCTTCACAAACAGGACATTACACAAAAGTAGGAAATACTGTTTATTTTGATTTTGAATTAGCAACTTCAAATTGGAACGGTTCTGGATCAACTATGTGGGTACATGGACTGCCATATGCAGCAAGAAATAGCGGTGGATATCAGCAGGCTATCAGTGGTAGTTTCTGTATTCAGGGTGTAGATGGTGCAAACGCTATCAATACTCTTACGGGTCAGATGCAACCTGGAGTTTCTTTAATACAATTATATTATCAAACCGCAACAAGTGGTAATAACTATAATACCTTTAGTACTGCTAGTGTAGCTGAAACCACCAATTTAAGTATAAGATTTAATGGATTCTACTTCATTAGTTAGTGATAAATATCACCCCCAACCTTAAACATAAATACAAATAAAAGATTGATATGTCTAGTAGTTTAAGAGTAAATACAATTGTACCTTCTACTGGAACGAATGTAGCAATTGGCACGGCAAACGGAACAGTAACATTTACTGATAGTGTCAACTTTGTTTTAGGGACAGGAAGTTCTATATTTTCTCCAGCTTCAAATACACTGACATTTGGAACGAATGATGAAGAAAGACTTCGTATAACATCTAGTGGAGCAGTTCAAATTACTGGACTAGATGACCAAGATAATTTATTGGTTAAATCTAATAACACACACTTTGCAATTCATCAAGATGATTCGGATGGTGAAGTTAGTTTAAGGGCACAAGACGGAAGTGGAAGTAATAATACCAAGTATATGACCTTCTTCACCGAAGGTGGTTCAGGAACAACAGAAAGACTTCGCATAGATTCAAGTGGTAGAATAGGAATCAATCACATTCCAAACGGTGCAGATGGTATTTTTAATCTTAAAGTTGATGGTTCTAATATTCTTCATATAGGACATGGTACAAACAAAGATAATTACTTTACTTGTGGTGCTTCTGGTATACAAGTTTTTAGAACAGCAGGTACAGAAAGACTTCGTATCACATCAAGTGGTAATGTTGGCATCGGTCAAAATAATCCAGATACACTATTACACCTGACAAAAAATAATGCAGATCCATATAATACTCCAGTAACTCTTTTAAAATTACATAATGGTGGCGGAAATCAAGGTTCTGCAAGTAGATTGGAATTTAAGACAGGTGCTGCTACTTGTTATATTGAGAATAAGATTGGTGGCGCTAACTCTGGTAGTGGTGCCGATCTTGTTTTTGCAACACCATCAAGTGGAACAGTTGGAACGGAGAGAATGCGTATTCACTCTGATGGAGTTATCCAGACTTTTAATCATGCAGAGTGTCTGGCATATAAAAACGCTCAAAGTGTAACTGGTGGTGATGGTAGTACCCATGAATTGGGTGTAGATACTTTCAGTTTCAATCGTGGTGGATATACTATCTCTTCAGGCAACCTTATTGTTCCAAAAACTGGAATGTATCGTTGTTTTATGAGAATGGAGAGTATGATAAGTAATTCTTCTTACAGTATCAGAGCAATTAGTATTGTACCAAGAGTTAATGGTACTGCTTCAGGTGTTATCAGTTCTCACTGGCATTCTGTTGCGGCTTGTCCTTCAAGCAATACTCACTACTCTTTTACTGAACAGTTTTACTTAAATTTAAGTGCAAATGATGCAATAGATGGACGAATGACTTGGTATCCATATGCTAGTAGAACTCAAAATTTTGATCTTTCTATAAGTCTCTTCTATATTGGATAAATACAAATAAAAAGTAGATAATGAGTATCCTTAACGTCAATACTATACAACCAATTGGCAGTGGAACTACAGTAACGGTTACCGCAACGGAACTGAAGGCTAGTAACTTTATTACTGTAGGAACAGGAGCGAGTGTTACATCTCCTTCTGCCAATGTATTGACATTGGGAACTAATGCTGCGGAAAGATTTCGTATAACTTCTGCTGGTCTGATCGGTATCGGAACTGTCAGTCCATCTGGTCCTATTCACGCATATGTAGCAAGTGGAACTCAAAGGTCTTATCTTGAAGCATCTGCTGCTCATAGTTTCTTAAGACTAAAATCAGGATCAACAAGTTACAATTCTGGAATAGAATTTTTCTCTGGTGCTTCTAATATTGCTAATGTAAATGGATTAGGTGCTGGTGGTTTACAGTTTGAAGTTAATGGATCAGAAAGACTTCGTATAAATTCTAGTGGTAATTTACTTTTAGGGAGAAATTCTGATTATTGGAGTTCTAGATCAATAGTTCAAGAAGATAAGAATGGACGAGCACATTTATTAGTAAAGAACGATAATAATCATGCTTCTGCATCTGCAGGTATCACTCTGAATGCATTTGGAAATAGTTGGGCTATAGACTGTGGTAGTCATCCAAATAACACAAATTCACTTACTTTTGGTTTAGATGCATCTGCAGGTTCACCAGCGGAAAAACTTCGTATAACTTCTGGTGGTGATATGGGTTTGGGAACCGCATCTCCCACTGCTAGATTGGATGTTCGTCGTGGTGATGCTGATGGTAAAATTGCAGAATTTCATCAAAGCTCTGGTTATGGAATTGATATTGGTTCAAGCCAAGCAGATGCATATATTTCCTCTGGTTATAATCAAAACTTTATTTTTAAAACAGATCCAAGTTCAGGTCAAGTAGAAAGACTTCGTATAGATTCAAGTGGTCGGGTATTGATTAACACGGGGACCGACGGTCCAATTACAACAACTTCTGGTGCAAATCTTCAAATCCGTGCCACAAGTGAAGCCCCACGAATCATTCTTGGCAGAAACGACAGTACAGCTACAACCGGTGAAAGCCTTGGAATTTTGGGTTGGTTCGGAAATGACGGCGGTAGCTATCAAGAATGCGCCAGAATTGCTGCCGTTGTTGACGCCAACCACGCTAATAATGACAAACCAACACGAATTAGCTTTTATGTTTGCCGTGACAATTCAGGCAGCTTAAGCGAATCGTGGCGGCTAAGAAGCGACGGTGGTACTCAAAATTTTTCAACGTCAACTAACTATGATCTTTCGAATACCCGATCTGCTGGCAATACATATGAGTTTATCTATGCTCGCAACAACTCTGGGAGCATGGGTGCTGGAACTCTCGCCTTTAAGGTAACAAACAATGGTAACGTAAGTAATACTAATAACTCTTACTCGTCTCTCTCGGACCAAAGGCTAAAAGAAAATATTGTTGATGCCACTTCTCAGTGGGATGATATCAAAGGATTGCAGATCCGCAAATATAATTTTAGAGAAAACACTGGGTATGAAACGCACACTCAAATTGGACTAATTGCTCAGGAAGTTGAAAGTATTTCTCCTGGGCTAGTTGAAACGTCTGCTGTTAAAGAAGGTGAAACGGTTTTAGACGCAGATGGAAACCAACTGGATTCCATTAAATCAATCAACTACTCCGTGCTCTATATGAAATCCGTTAAGGCTTTGCAGGAAGCACAGACTAGGATTGAGGCGCTTGAAACCCAGAACGCCGATTTGTTGGCGCGTGTGACCGCTCTTGAAGGTTCATAAATAGTCAAAAAAGTATAGATTTAGTCTGGATAAGCGCACATATACACTCTTAAGAAACAGTAAAATCCTTAAATAGTAGCATACTGTTACATACTAAGGCAAATGC